GTCAATGCAACGCGGGAACGTTGGGCCTCTCGCCGAATTCTGCGGTCAACTATTCGGTGAGAAAGGATGGGAAAATTTGAGCAATTATTTTAATCATCTGCACGTCTATTGTTACGGTATCTATAATTCAGATGTTATTATCAGTGAAGGTCAAGTTGGAGGAATTGAGGGCTGGCAGAATCCCCTCTGGACGCTACATACTACCTTAGTTACTCAACTAATGACATTAGATCTACAGATTAACGCACCAATATTCATGGTATATTCCGATGATGTCGCTGTGGTGACAGAAATGAATTTCACAAATCAGGAGCAACTTGATGAAATGTTTGAGAATATTGTTGACTTCTACTTTGACTTTGGCATGTGTGTTAAACCAGCGCAAACAGTCATTTCCAAAAATCGCATAACAATATTGAGAAATCATTATTACCAGGGAAAAATGAGTGATTCCACCATCAAACGACTCATTTCCTCTAGCAGTTTCAATGACGACCAATTAGTATCAGAAGAGATCGAAGTATTAGCCCTGGACTCCTCCATATCATCAGCAATGGAAAACACGAATCACTTATTGACATGTATGAGTATGAAATGGTATAAAGCAATTCTATTGACTGCAAGATCTATGGTAGCACTGTTAGAAGAGCCACGGACACACAGCTTCCTGGAAGATGATATAATAGACAAGGAGATCAAGGCACTCCTACAGCACTATTCTCTTCAAGATGATACATATTGGTTGACTACAGATCCACGAGCGAGAAAAACGATGGATAATATCCTTCTCATGTGCAAAAAAGCTGGAATGGACAGGCTCTCTACGAAGGGAATATTAGACTTAATCACAAATGAATATGAAGAATCCATGCCTATCAAAGTACATCGACTGAAAACAGATCTATTCTTTTACCTCATCAAAAGTAAAGTAATATTACAGGAATGTCTAATTTTCAGGATGATAATGCCAGTCAATACAGGAGGTTTTGGAGTCGCAATGACCATAAATCAAGCATTGAGTGGACATAGCAGTGGTTTCTTGAAACAATTGACCTATTCTAGACAATTGATAGAAACGAGCTTCACGAACAAACAATTCTTTCTTGATGTATTATATCACTCAATAAGCGTAAAGAGGAACATGGAGAGGATCAAACCTGAAACAGCCTTATTAAACACTGAATATCCGATGCAGAATTATATTGAGAGCGCTGTTGGGAAGATCAATGCTGCCATCAAACGATTTGTCATTGAGAAGAATAAAAATCAGAAAGTGAAACAGTTGATCAAATTGGAGTCTAACAGGAGTG